AGGCTTGAATTCCAGAATAATCTACTGTAGCTCCGTCACTATTGCTAGAAATAGTACCGTTAGTTGTAGTCGTAGTCCAGTTTGGCCCACCCCACGAGAGCTTAGCTACAGTAACAATACCACCGTCAAAATCCGAAGTCCTACTTACTGATATTTCCTTTATACCAAGGTCCTGAAGGTCTCCACTTGTTTCGTTGCTATCCATAGACACAACGTTAGAGTTTTTCACCGTAAACCGACCCACGTAAGGGGAGACAGCATCGGTCCTTTCGGCAATGTCAAACGAAAACGAATTCATAACTCCGTTTGCAAATACGATATCTCCCTCGACAGGGACTTGATACTGAGTTAAAGCTTCTTCTATAGCCTCTAGAGCGGTCTTTCCTGAAAGAGGAACGTTTTCTCCATCTAAATACTTTCCAAAAGCTCCTTGGCTACCGATGTTCGCAATAATGTCGCCAGAAAAAACAGGGGTGTTACCTATCCTCTTCCACGAAGGGTTACCTTCTATAGTAAAAAAGCTGTAGTAATCAGTACCTGAAGCGCCTGTGTCGTCGTTTGGATTATCTAAGTCGGTAGTTGAGTCTGGAGAAACAAACCCTGGGGTTACCGTACCTGCTACCGTATTACTAAATAAGCCTTTATAGATATATACGTCTCCAGTAATCCTATCTACAAGAACAGAACCTTGAGTTATTTTCTGAAACGGGACGTTTGTAGCGTTCCAGAGGTCATCAGTCGGAGTTCCAGAGGGGTTAGTTATATCTTTTACAAATATGACGCCCTTTGCGTTGTTTTCCGATATATCTATTATCGGGAAGTTCTTATTTGAACTCTTTAGTTCGTCGCCAAAAAATATAGCCATTATTCAGATAGTTTTATCTCTAGATCTAATTTTAAATCCTCTGTAAAGGCACCAGGAGCAACAAATCTGTAATATTTAACGTCATGCCCTTCCTCGTTTACGTAGTTGTTTCCCGATGTGTTAGAGTCGCCCAAATATACAATAGAATTAGTAAGAGAGTAAGCCCCAGACCCAGCTGTAGTTGCAGCAACTTCTGAAAGAGAGAACTCACTAGGTAACTCTATTATAACGTACCTATCGTTATCAAAAACGCTATACGTGTTTGATTCTTTCTTGAGAGGCACTATTACCTCCCTCCCTACAGAGCTGAAGTCGTGAATCACTTCGCTGTAAATAAGTTCGTTGGGGTTCTTATTTAAGATGTCTACAATCAGGTTAGACTCAGACTGGTAAAGGTTTGGCTCTTGATTTAACGGATTAGGAGATATATTGGATCCGTAAGGGTTTGCGCACACGCTAGTGATAACCCTTATTTTTTTTCCTAAGTAGAACTTGATCACGTCTTGTGAAGAGACTGAGAGCGAACTGGGTCCGTAATTGAACGCTATTTCATCTTGCCAGAAATGGGTTACTGTAATTTTGTTCTCCCCAACAGAACCCGTTAAAACAACAGGGCCCTCAAAAACATATGTTTGCTTGTAGTCTTCAGTTAGATTTGCTTTAGGAATCGTAGTAACAAACTGCCCTGACGGACTTAACCTCACTTGTATTGGGTTGATGTCTAAGTATTTTGCGTTCTTTACGTTTAGAGTTATTGACGAAAGCTCTATAGTACTGGTTATGTCAGCACGGAATCCATCGGTCTCAAAAGACCCGTCTTTTTTTATACTGGCTACTGCTGTTATAGTTACGTCGGTGTCAGACAGCATTTCCCTTATGACTAGCTCTAAGTCAGTCTGCTCCCCTATTTCGTACTCTTCTTTTACGTCACCTACCGTGTTTGTTACGAAAAAATCAGAAGAAATTTCGCTTGACCCTCCAGTCCCGTCTCCAGGGTCACCTTTGGGCCCTTGAATAATAACGGCCTTAAACGTCATTACCTGTGGCGAAGAGACCTTTACATCTGGGGAAGCGGTTGGTTTTACTTCTATAGACTGAGAGGTTGGAGGCAATACTCTTATCTCCGTCCCCTCAGCAAAAACCTTTACTATGGACGTTGAATTTATTGGGGCTGAAGCTGAAGACGCAGCGGATCCGACAACCCTTATTACGGGCGTCTCTGTTGTTACAACCCTTACAGCCATTACGAGTTAGTTATGTCTTCAACAACCGTAAATTTTCCGTACAGGTAGGTTTTTGTTTCTGAAACAAGGCCATCAATAAATTTATTTTGAAGATCGTAAACATACTCCCCAGATTGGGACATGTCTGTCGCGTCACACTTAATTACAAGCTTTGACCCCGTCGCATCCCCCTCTTGTATTTCAAACTTAAAATCGGTGTTTGCCGTGTCGATAAGGTTGCTAGGATTATACACCGTATTGTAAACGGGGTCAACGGATTCTTCATTTTGAGATGTCCTCACCTGCATCTTCCACATACCTGTTTTACTTGCGTCCTCTGGGTCATTTCCCTGTATAGGTATGGTCACACCGAAGTCTATCCCAAGAGAAAAGGTATCTCCCTTCCTACAGACTATATCTAGCCTAGATGCTGTATCAAGATTGACCTGTGCCATTTTGTATGATCTGATTTATAATGTTTTCTGGAGAGTCGTCTGCTTCGGTGGCGTCTTGTTCTGGAAGCTCCCCGCGCTCCCCTTGCCTTTGAGAGACTAGTTTGCTTTGCTCTACAGCTTGCTTCTTAACTCTCGTATCCTTTCTGTCCTCTTTGAGAACCTCAAGCTTCTCTCTAAACTCCTTATCGTCTTCTCTAAATCCTAAAGTAGCTTGAGCCTTAATCATCTCGATCTCTTTCTTGTGCTCGTGCTTTAAAGTTTCTAGCTGAGCCTCTATCTGAGCTTTCATCTGCTCCATCTGAGCGTCGATCTGAGCCTTAGCCTGTAGCTCCTGCATCTTAGCCTGGCTTGCAGCTTGAGTAGCCTGAGCCTGAGCCTGAGCTTGCATTTGCGAGTTTTGCTGAGCCATCTGCTGATTGGCTGCCATCCTCTTCTTTCTTCGAACGACAAGAAGCCTCTCTGCTTGATTGACATCCTTTAGTTGCCTGATTGCAATAGCGTCTTCAATATCCAGTTCTTTCTGAGCCAGAGACACTTGTATGTTTTGTTCTAAGTATTGCTTCTCGACATCCTCCATCTCCTTAACTACTTGTACTCCGAAATTGTACATAGGTAAGTCGTTGAATGTATTCAGAACCCCTATGTTTTCACTTCCAATAGCGTTTTCGTAAGCGCGGTATAGAATGCTTTCCCTAGGAATTACCTGAAGACACTTTACTATGTCTGAGCAGACCTTCTTAAACAAGACCATAGAGGAGTTCGTGATGTCGTAGATAGCGTTGTTACCCGCAGCGATAGCTTGCTGACGAACACCCACTAGCTGCTCTCCTTTCGGGGTTGTCCCGTCCATCGCCTCGTTAATGCCTGTAGCGTCCCTGATCATTCTCAGGTAGTGGTTGTACAAAGCGATAAACTCGTTGATGTTTCGAACACTGTTCCCGATCTCTCTGATTGGGGGGTTCTGGAACCCACCCTCAGGGTTTTTACTCCTGTAGTAGAATACACCCGTCTGCTCGTAGATGTCATGAAGCTCAAGCGGCTGAAGTTCACCACCTTTGCCTAACTGAACGTTTTCCAGGCCTTCAACATCAATGATTATTCCGTCAGGCTTAGCCTTTGCGATGGCCTGTTGAATTTTTAGGTGGGTAAGTTGAAGTTGGTCAGCAAACCCAATACAGCTATCAACCATAGACTTGGGGATCATATCCTCCATGTTTGTGGCTACGACCGAGTAAGACAAGTTGACCCTAGATAAGTCGTGCATGTTCTTAGGAATGTTGGTCTTCATCCCATAGTTGAACATCATGTCACAACCCATTATGTAGCTACCTCCGTAAACAACGGCGTTTTCAAGCCTCTTTACATCTCGGTTAAATACGGAGTTGGAAGGCCCCTTGTAACTGCCTCCTTTGTAGTAAAAGCCAGTATTTCCGTGCCTACTTTCTTTCTCCTCAAAATACATCATGTCGACAGAAACGAACTCGAAGTCCATTACTTCAACCATGTATTCGTCATACCCAAACTTGTTTTTCTTTAAGTAGTCATCATAACTAGACTGACCTATTTTACTTGTGTCGTATCCGTACTTTTTTGCTGCCTTTTGAGCTATATCCTTGTATTGCTCCTCAGTAAACTGATCTCCAGCAATGCGCTTTAACTCCTGTATTGGCACTTGCCTTACGTGACCAGCGTACACCAGGTCCCCGAAGTTAGGGTCTTTAGTAAAGCTGTGAACAAACTCAGAGGGGTCGACATAGCTCGTCTTGATGCCTTGACTAGGATCGTTGTCACGTTTTACGACGGCCATGCCAAGCGTTGCGAGATCATTAACACATCGCCTGTAAGTAGCGTCATTAAAGTCGTTCCACTTCAAGGTCATGTTGGTGGCTATCTGAGCCGCCACCTCTGAGGAAGACTTAATATTGTTTCCGATAAAAATCTCCGCTTCTTCGAGAGTTTCGGGGATTTGATCCATTTCTGCAACGTCAACCCCTGTATCCTTCTTAATTTTTTCCAGCGCCTTTTTATTGGCAACTGCCATTTCAACCTTCTTTCGCTCTAAATCTTTTTCACTTGATGATAGTGGATCGACAGCCTCAAGGTTTGGGTACGGCTCAGAAGAAAGGATTTTATTTACTACAATTCTAACGAACTTAGGGAGAATTGGCACAGGAGTAAAATCCATATTCAGGAAAGTGCCGTCAGAATTATTAGGGTTCAGGCTCGTCAAAAGTTGCCTGTATATGCTAGTGTCCTGCGTTCCGTTAGCGTACTTTCTGTTTCTTTCAAAAACCTTTCGCCTTCTTGTGGTTAAGGAAGTGTCCTGATTGGAGGCACCCCACTGAGAAGCAATAGCTTTTGCGTAGCGCAAGCCATACTCCTTCCCCTCTTTTATTTCTTTTGGCTCAAGCGGGTTAGGAAAGCCTGTGCTGTTTTTTCCCTGTGTACCGTCCATCTAACGGCAAATATAACAAACTTAGCGGTGCCATTCTTTTACTTTGTTTTTTCTAAAGAACACCTTGTCGCTTAAATCGGAAGTGGTTTTTTTCTGCTTCACTTTTTGGGCGCCAAGTAGCGCCAAGCCTGAACTAATCGTAAGGTCATATTTGGTTCTATTGGTAATCTTATACCCTATCCAGTCCTCTAGTGTATTGTTGAAATACATGTTTCCAAAGTTCTCAGTCTCTGGCTTTACCCCTACGTGATTATGGATGTAGTCTTCAATGGCGTGAGCGTGAGCTTGAATTACGTCTTGGGAGTTAGACGGGATACCTTTAGTCTTGACGTTTACTTTAGAGTTAGCAGCCGTCAAGTGAGAGGGCCTGTCCATCAAGTATCCGTCGTAACCCCTTGATTCAAAGTACCGTACTATACCGTACTTATTGTTCTCCACTAAAAGCGGGTATCCATAGTAAAACGCAGCCATCAGAACGTCTTCGTAGAATATACTGGCCAGGTCTGGTCGAGAAGCGTACTCCAAAACAAACATGTTTCTGGGTACATCCTGATTCATGCTAAACTTATTATAAAGGTGAAGCGCACCCTTAGACCCCCTACCATCAACAGTTTCGTCAAGGTCATAAGAGTCAACACCCCCCACTCCGTACTGATCATTACAAGGAGACTTCTTTCCTTTGATTTCAAGTACTTTGTTTCTCATATCAGGTGGCGGCTGCCAAGCAATCCTGAACCTACCCCTTGGATCAGGGATAAAAATAACTTCTTTATCTCTCTCCTTCCATATAAAATTTCCTTGAACTACAGGGTTGGGATACAGATTGTTGTTCCAATCTAACTGCTGATAAATCTTTCCTATATTAAATATACTACCTTCAATGGAGTCTCGGAAGGCTTCGTCTTCAGTTAGGGGAAATTGCCTTATAACCTCATTGAGCTCAGAAGGGTCGTGTTTTAAGGAATCCCGTTCGTTTTTTAAATATTCTCTACTTCCTTGGTCTATAACCTCTCCGTCTATTCCTTCTACGGATGTGGTCGGGTTCTCGGTTACAGGATTTCCATATTTGTCAAAAAAACCTTCAAGAGCCTCATCAGCAGGTATAAAGAGACGATACAAGCCAGAGCGAGTTCTCCCATTAGCATTTCTCTCATCGGGGTCGGAGTCCTCCCAAAGAGCCTTGTACTCTTGGCCTCCTTTGCCCATGGGATTGACCGTACTTCCGACCATCGCTTTCCCAACCACTTTTTTACCGACAATAAGGCATGTCCTTTCGATCCTCCAGGCCTCCTTGATGTCGACGGGTTTTTCCCACTTGCCAGCCTCGTCGAGGTAGAGCATATGAAGTTTTTCTCCGTCATAGGCGTTATTAGTGGTGTTTTTCCAATTAATGATTGTGTTGAGAGCGTCGCCCTTTTGTGACGTCTTATTTTTCTTCGTGATACGCTTTGACGGCTCCCTGAAGGCCAGCTCCATACGGGGGTTGGTTGTTCCATCTTGTATAGGTTTAAAAAAGAAGGGGTAACTCCGAAACATCGGAATCACTTTTTTCATAAAAATGTTCTCTTGAGAGTCTTTACCAGTCTTCGACTGTATTCCAAGAAGCTTGTCTTTAACTTGAGTAGCCTCATCAACAAGTACAGAAGAACAGATATTAGTATAGCCAGAACGGCGACACTTAGTATATAGCTGACCGATACAACGGGGATCAGCTTCGCACGCAGCCATATGAAGAAATATTTCACGCTGGAAGGCAAGATACGAAGGATACCCGATGTCAATTTTGCTCCACTGAAGGAACATATAGTGCCTCCCTGTAATGTACGTAGGCACGCCATTGTTGTAAAACCAAACACCGTTACGCCTGCGCTCAAACTCCTTTTCGATATAAGAAGAAAACTTTCGTCGAAACTCGGAAGGCTTTTCGAGCCACTCATCCATACCTCTAACCCTCGACAACTCTTCGGGCATAGGGACGCGAGACCACATCTGCATTCCCTTTGGTTTTTCATTGAAGAGTATTTGAGATCGCTTTGGCTTTTTCGGAAGACCAATGTCAATCCCGTGGACTTCCAAGACATCTCCCTTTGAGTCTTCGCCTCCCAGCCAAATAATTTCATCGGACCTGTCCATACCTATTACTCTTGAAAGAAGGCATGCCAGTCTTTTTTTCTGCTGGTTTCATGTATTTACCGCAATCGCAAGGGACGTCGTGACGGACTTCCCCCTCAACAACCCTTATGGTTACGTTTTGAACATCAGCGGTGTTTCCGCAATCACACTTGTATTTTGACATTATATTTAATTACGTACCCCCGCCAGGAATCGAACCTGGGACCCATAGCTTAGAAGGCTATTGCTCTATCCATCTGAGCTACGAGGGCATTTTATAAAACAGTTCTTTTCAGTATGAACAGTATATGCTTCGCAGTGGCGAGGTGAGCAGGTAGAGCAGATCATGCCGATAAGGCACAAACACGCTAGGCTGGTTAATTTTCCCATGACAACGTTTTATTGGCGGTGTCGACAGCAAACGTAAACACGCTGTCGATTTTAGAGTGGTAGACATGAACCCGATAGTAGTATTCAGAACCTTTGCTACCAGGCGTTGATTGTATGATATAGGGGTCTACTTTTATGCCAATAAGGTTGCTGTCAATGCTAAGTGTAGCAATGTAATCGGGCTCAAGGGTGGCCCTGTATTCTGAAACAAAGGTTGTGTCTGAATAATCTTGAAGAGGAACTTGCCTTTCTCTTAGGTCATCCTCAACGGATTTAGATACGCCAGCATAAGTACCGCAAGCACCAAGAAAAACAGATAAAACAACGACCGAAAAAAGTCTCCACCCATTGAAGGTAAATTTATCTTGTTTCATTGACAGAAATTTTACTCGAATTTAGTGAAAATTAATCACTTACCCTGCCCTCGATATACTTTTGTATAATTTTTAGAGGACTTTAGTTTTGACGTCTTTGATTTAGAGTGAACGCCAGGTCGGTTCACTTTCTTTTTCTCGACATACGATGAATCTTTTGTATTTGCCATTGTATTGAATTGTTGGGACGGAGGGTTTCGAACCCTCAACCTTCTGTGTATAAGACAGACGCTCTAACCAACTGAGCTACGACCCAGTTTGATCCACAACATACTCGTAGTGGGCCGCCATGTCGAAAATTATTTGCTGGCCCTTTTCCTAGGCCTGTTGTTTGCTCTATTTATAGCCTGTTTAAGAAACCTCTTTATTCTACCTTCCTCGTGAGCAGCGTCCATGCCGTCTCCGTTTCCGTAAGTACCAGCCTTCCTGTTGTACTGATTGAGTTCGGCACGGTAC